GATGGATCTGTCATTGCCGATGTTGCTGGAAATCTGATATCATTTACGATTTCAACAAATTTCCCGCTTTCGGTATTTGCAGCATTTGTCCATACATTAGTGTTAATTGCCATATTTTTATTTAATCATTTGATGGGGTTAATATCGTATTGACTTTCGCATTTCATGGTTTATCATTTTTTTATGTATAGGAATTGTATTTACAACAACCGTGAACGCAAGGTTTTCTTGTGGACATGGAATGAAAATGGGGAGCGTGTGAAAGAAGAACACGACTTCAAACCATATATTCTACTGGAAGATAAAGCGGGTAAAGAGAAATCTATCTATGGAACTCCTCTTAAAAAGAAAGAATTCGCTTCTTCGTATGACAGAAATAATTTCGTAAAAGATAGTAATATCAAGCGAATCTATGAAAATCTCCCCCCATACCAACAATTCTTGATTGATAATTATTGGTCGGTTTGTGAGGATGACAATTTCTCTCAATATCCGTTAAAGGTTGCTTATCTAGACATCGAATGTCCTCATCCTGATAAGTTTCCAGAACCAGAGTCAGCGGAAGCAGTGGTAAATTTGATCACTGTATTCGATTCATTTTCTAAAATGTATCATGTTTTCGGTTTGAAGAATTATCACACGACAAGAGATGACGTAAGATATTATTTTTGTAAATCAGAAGAAGATTTGCTCAAATCATTCATCAAATTCTTTAGAAAAGAGGAATTTGATGTGATTAGTGGATGGAACATAGCAGGATTCGATATCCCCTACCTGATCAACAGAATCACATTTGAATTGGGAGAAGAATGGGCAAAGAAATTGTCGCCAATTGAAAGGATTTATGAAAAGACGAATCCGAATGGTAAATTTGGAATGCCTACCAAAGAGTATGTGATCGAAGGAATTTCTATTTTGGATTATTATGTGATGTATATGAAATTCAGCTTAGAGAAGCAAGAATCATACAAGTTGGATAATATTGGAGAAATTGAATTAGGTATCAACAAAATTCAACACGAAGGTAATCTATGGGAATTGGCTAAAAAAGATTGGTATAAATATACTGACTACAACATTCGCGATGTGGAAATTTGTGTTAAATTGGACGAGAAAAAGGGATATATCAATCTTCTTCGATTCCTTGCATACACAGGATTATGTGATTTAGAAAATGCCATCAAAACCGTTCCACCGATGAACGGTGCTATTGCTATTCGTGCGCGTATGCGCGATGAGTATATTCCAACTTTCATTCGCCCTGTCACTGATTATAAAGCACCTGGAGGTTATGTGTCAGAACCAAAAGTGGGGTTTGCTGAAAATATCGTGTCATTCGATGCCAACTCGCTGTATCCATCAGTCATGATTTCTCTAAATCTCTCCCCTGAGACAAAAATAGGTAGAGTTGAGAAGGATGGGGACAAAGTGAAAATCCATCATGTATCAGGTAGGTTGTTTGAGATGACTCCTGAGAACTTTAAGAAATTCATTGATGAGGAACAAGCTGCATTGACTAAGGCTGGATTTCTATTCTCTCAAAAGAAAAGGGGTTTGGTTCCTGAATTCCTAGACAATCTTTACACCAAGCGTAAGGAGATGAAGAGTAAGATGATGGAATGCCGAAAAAATGGAGATAAAGCGGGAGAGCAGAAATTTGATAGTATTCAATACGCTTACAAAATTCACCTCAATTCCCTGTATGGATATATGCTCAACAAATACGCTCCCCTTGGAGATGAGGATATTGGAACATCGGTGACTTTAACAGGACAAGCAGTTATTAAAAAGAGTAATGATTTGTTTCAGGATTATGTGAGAGAGAACTTACCAGATGTATCGGAATCTTTATTGCAAGCGAGTTGCATTTACGGGGATACGGATTCCTTCATGGTTTCTCTGAAAATGTTTGGATATGATGCTGGTTCTGATGAATTTTATACATTGTGCGAAGATATTGAGGATTATATCAACAATAGCATGACAGAATGGGCAAGAAAAGCTCTGAGAAGCACTGATCCGCGATTCGTATTCAAACGAGAAACCATTTGTGATAGCGGAATTTTCATCGGTAAGAAATATTATGTCCTGCATGTTCTGGATGATGAGGGAACAAAGGTGGATAAGTTTAAATATCGGGGAGTTGATGTAGTGAAGACTACCATGCCTAAAAAGGTCAAACCATATGTCAAGAAAGTCATTGAACACATGATCATGACTCAATCCTTGAAGGAAACTAATGATCTGTTCAATGAAGCATACGAAGAATTTAAGAAATTGCCTATCGCAGATATTGCAAAGATCTCTGGTATGAATAATTACTCGGAATATTCAGCCAGATGCAATGGAATTAATACTGTGAAAGGGATGCCAAGTCATCTGAAAGCTGCTTATTTTCATGATTTAATTGTTGAACAGAACGAATGGTCTTCTAAATATGATAAATTTAAAACAGGAGATAAAGTTCGTATGGTATATGTCAAGAAACCCAATAAATATAATTTGGACATGATCGGTTTCAAAGGAGATTGGCTCGAAGAATTTAATAATATTTTCGTGGTTGATTACGAGAAAATGTTTAGCAAGATATTCCATGCCGCAATCGAGAGATTCTATGAAGCAGTCGGATGGAAACTCAGAAAACCATCGGAAAATCTTACAGTAGAATTGGAAGATTTGTTTGGATTGTAATATCTACTAAATAATAATATGCAATTTACGATTTTATTTGAAAAACTTTTAAACGAACTTGTTGATACTCTTTTTCCAACCTTTGTAACAAAAAGAGCAGAAGGAGCGAAAAAAATAGAAGAATCCGCAAGGAAAAAAGGTTCTTTTGCTATCTTAACTGCTTACCACTTTGCTGGTAAGGTGAAACCATATGCTGATGCTTTGCGAAAAGCTAAGAAAGATGATAAAGAATCCCATTTCAAAGCAAAATATAAAGAAGCTTATGCTAAACTTAAAAATTTGGATTCTCTTTCACAAAAAGAATTTCAAATGATCACAGGAACTCTTGAAGCATATGGTGAAGTCTACATTCAAGCGAAACATCCAAAAGATTATTCGAAATAATATTTGCATTCCCCTGTAACTAGGGTAAATATTCTTATCAGGCACAACACCCTGATTTTACACAAACACAATGAACAACAAAAACGCATACGAGATAAGGCTCGATATATTGAGCATAGCACATAGTGATCTGATGGAAATTTATCATCAGAAATTGCAAAACACCAAAAAGAAAATGATCGGTGATCAAGGCGATTGCTGGGTAGAAGATAAAATTAATGATAAGATTATCAGTGATTTGCTTCCAACTTCAGAAGAGATCATTAAACGCGCTAAAGAATTATACGCATTTGTAGAAAATGCGTAAAGATGGCTGATAGGTCGCTCCTATCTGATCTGGAATAAGCAGGAGTAAGTCCAGCGAGAATGTATATAAACCCTGCACAAATTTATTAATTATGACAATACAAGAAGCATATGTGAAGGGGTTGAATGATGCAGAGAATCGAATTATTGAAAATTTTATCAATCTATTGAATGATAAAGAATATGATGTAGCATTCCCCAATCCAAAGTTGGAAATCGTTCGTAAAGTAATCAAAGAGCGATCTGATTATTTCTTTAAGATGGCAGACGGAAAACACGGAATAGCATTAGGATTCCAGAAAAAATTACAAAACAACAAATTAGAACTTGAAAAAGCAAAATAATCTATTAAAATAACACAGTATATGAAAACAAACAAACACGTAGCAATCATTGACCAAATCGGACGTAACATCATCGGTAAACTCGTAGATGAAACGGCAACCACACTGACACTTAACAATCCAGTCATTCTATTCGTTCAACCAGAACAAACAGGACAGATTCAAGTTCAGAGCTTCCCAGTATTCTTCTTTGAGTTTATTAACAAAGAATTTCGTGATCAAAATAATTGGACATTTAATAAGACTAATATCGTAACAAGCGATGTGGTTTTGGATGACAGAATTTTGCTTCAATATGAGAAGATTAATACTCCTCCTGTTGAACAAAATGCTCCGACATCTTCACCTAAAGTTATTTCGATTGACGATCTATAATATGTCACCAGAACAATTTACATTTTGGTTAAATGGGTTTTTTGAAATCTCTGATACCAATAATTTGAGTGAGAAACAAGTTCAGATCATTCGTGATCATTTGAATTTGGTTTTCAACAAAGTAACACCTGAAAGTAGCAAAACATCGAATTATTCAGAATTATTTGATTCGATAATGAAACCCTCAAATTCAAAACCTGATATATATTGTTAATATGATTGAAAAATTAGATAAAGATATTTTAGCGTCTTTGAACGCTTTGGACGATGTAGTTCCATACTCAGCATATCTGAGTGATTCCACTCTTTCCAGTGTAAATGATTGGATTGATACGGGGAGTATGGTTCTCAATGCTCTGATTTCTGGCTCGTTATATGGTGGTATCCCAAGTGGACGCATCACGCAATTGGCAGGACCATCAGGTGCATTTAAAACGGGACTTGTAATGCAAATTCTGGCAAATGCACAGAAGAAAGGTATGATTCCTGTCATCTTCGATACTGAGGGTGCAATTGATCCCGAATCTGCTGCTAAATTTGGTTTGGATATTACCAAAGTCAAATATGTTGGGTGTGAATCTGTGGAGCAAACCAGAAATGCAATCTACAAATTCCTGAAGAATGTTCGAGAGAGAAAACAATTTGGCAAATTTATTATTGCTATTGATTCTCTTGCGAATTTGAACTCAGAAATTGAATTGTCTCGTATGGACAAGGATTCCATGTCTGCTGATATGGGAACATTTGCAAAATCTGTTAAGAGTTTGTTGAAGACATGCACAAACATGTCGACTCTTACTAAGACTCCTATTCTGATTACTAACCATGTCTATGACGATCCAAGTGCAATGTATCCATCTTTGGAGAAGAATATGCCAGGTGGTAAAGCAGCGGTGTATCTCCCCTCTGTTACAGTGCAACTTGCTAGAAAATTGGTAAAAGATGCTGATAACAAACAAGTAACTGATAAATTGGCTGCATCACAGAAGAATTATTCAGGTGTTGTTATCCGTGCTTTGACAGTTAAAAACCGCTTCATCAAGCAATATCTTGAAGGTGAGTTCTATCTGTCCTTTAGTAAAGGGTTGGACAAGTATTATGGTTTGCTTGACATCATGAAAGGTATGGGAGTAGTCGATAACTCAGGTTCTTCTTATACCGATTGGACAGGAGAGAAACTTGGATACTATTCCAAATGGTCTAAAGATATTACCTTATGGGAAAATAAATTGCTTCCAGAACTTGAGAAACGAATCAAAGAGCATTGGGCTTATGGCTCATCTCCTGATGAGGATAATCTCGTGGCTCTGGAAGAAGGCGGCGACACTAATGCAGATTGAAAAAGGTATTCATCTGTTTCATGGTGATTGCTTGGAAGTTCTAAAAAAGCTTCCAAGCAATTCTGTTGATTTGATTTTGGCTGACCCTCCATATGAGAAAATGAAGTATGCGGTTTCGTGGGATTCAATCATTGATCTGGATCAAATGTGGGGGGAATTGAGACGGGTTAGGAAAGACAAGACTCCTACCGTATTATTTTCACAACAACCATTTACTTCTAAGCTGATACAATCAAATTTGGAAGAATATAAATGTGAATGGATTTGGGATAAACACATTTCACGGGGAATGCAAACAGCCAAGTATAAACCCATGGTGAGACATGAAAATATTTTAGTGTTTGGAAATCCCAATTTAAATTATTATCCGATGATGGTTGAGCGTGATAAACCCATCAAACGAAAATTATATAAAAAGGATAATACGTTTTTTATTGGAAAAAATGATGGGGAATATCGAGAATATACCCATAAAAATCCCGAAACTATTCTGGAAGGATTTTGGGAAAAAAACAAAGGTAAGATTCATCCAACTCAAAAACCCGTAAAATTATTGGAATATCTAATTAACACATATTCCAATGAAGGAGAATTGGTATTGGATTTTTGTTATGGTTCCAACTCATGCGGTATTGCAGCTTCCAATACCAATAGAAAATATATTGGCATTGAAAAGGATGTGAAATTCTATGAAGCTGGTAGAGATCGGTTGATCAACCATTTAAACTCAACCAGTGGTGATAATTCACTGGTTTCTTAAATCCGCGCTCTTTAAACTCGCCAATATTGTTTAGGTGGCTATCTTTTTTGACTTGTTCAGAGAAATATCCCATAACACCTGTCTCTTCTTCCTCGTTCTTTTGTTTGCGAGGTTTTTTTGGTTTTTGTGTTGGGCTTTCTTTTTCTTTGGCGTAAAATGCGTCATCAGAAGCTTTTCTAACATCAGAAAAATTATCGGATGTGTCAATCTCTGCTGAACTAAATCCTGCTGCTTTTCTACCAGCAGAGACTTCTTGTTTTTCCAGAGCATCTGACTGTTTTATCAATTGTTTCCATTTAAGAACAATTTCAATTTCTGGCTCAGTTATAATACCTTTGCTTGCCACACTGTTTAGAAAATTTGGAGTATAAATGTCGAGAATATCTTCAACAGCTTTTCGCTTGTCATCAATCATTTCCTCAGACACTCCCTTTTTCTCATAGGATTTCAGACCAGTTTCATATTCATCCGCAATATATTCGCCCATTTCCGAGGGAAATGTTTTGATAACCGCATCATAAAGTTTCTCCTTGGAGATTGGTTTATTGTTTGATAATCTATCTTCTAAAGTTTTAATGATCTTACTCAATTCCTTAACATTCACGTTGTAATCCTCAACTGATTCTTGATCGTCTCGCAAACTTATTAAAGTTTCAATTAACGAATCCAAAGGTATCAAATCCTCGGAAATTTTTTTATTACCATCATCAATCACAATTCTTTCTTTGTTTCGTAATGCTTGTATTGTTCCTGGAGGTAGTAAAGTTTTGCTCCTTCTATTGATTTTGGTAATAATTGGCCAAACCTCCCCCTTCATGGTTGCAAAATCATTAGCAGACATGGAATATTTTGTTTCGATGCGGGTAGCATATCCCTTCGCCCTGTTTTTAAACTCTAATCTATCTTCGAGTTTCTGTTTATATTCTTCGATATATTCAGGACTCGTTACTTCATTGAAGAATTTTTCAGAAGTCGCGAGGTCGGGTTTTTTATTCGCTAAGTATGAAATGATCCATTTGGAACGCTTATTACTATCATTTGATCCAGTCCCGATGAAATCGAGATAATCTTCCTGCAATTCGGGAGATTTTTCCCATAACTTTGCGATGTATTGATTGACACTTGTATATTGAAAAGTTGTTTTGTAAATTTTCTCGTATAATGCTTCCGTCACATAATCATTCAATAATTTGACATTCGCTGGAACTTTCCACTTTTCAAATAGTTTTTTTCCTATTTCTGGTCGCGTCACATTGATGAAGTTTGCAACCTTTTCATTTTTTTCTGGTCTTGTTGAAGATGTTTTAGCCATTTCAGATAAAACCTGCACCTTTTCTACCAAATAATCGAATCCGTAATTTCTCATAATTATACTTAGTAATCTCTTGTAATTTCTCTCTCAGATTCAGCGGATAATTTTTTCAATTTGCCAGTTCTTCTATTACCGTATTCATTTCTATTCAAATACTGCTTTACCAATTCACGATCCAACATTTTAGATTTTAAATCTTCCAAATTAATTTTTACCATATTATCATTGATCAAAGACACTACAAATGGACGAAGATATGCACCATAATGTTTTTTCTTAGCTTGTTGAATTTCTGGTGTTTTAATATTATCTGGGAGAAGACGATATATAAAATCCCAAATAGCGAATGTCGAAGCTGTAGTGAAACCTAAATCTATGAAAATCTCATAACATTCATTATATACCTGTTTGAGACTCATATTAGAAAGTTGGTGGGGAGATACCTTATATTCCAATAAAATCTCCTCGTATAATTTTTGTAAATCGTCTAACATGTTATTATTTAATAAATTGACTTCCCAATAAGACATGTTAAGATAATTCCATGTCAAATTCTAATATTTGTATCTTCACCGCGACCAAAGGCAATAATTGGCACTTTCCCCTAGCTAAAACAGCTTTGGATTTGGATTTGGATCATTTTATTCGCCCAAAGTTCAACAATCGCCAAGGACTTGCCAAGGTTTATAATGAATTCCTAGACATAGCCATCAAGGAGAAATTTGATTATGTGATGTTCATCCACGATGACGTTCATCTGGAACATGATCCTCGACCAAAGCTGGAGAAACTATTTCAGGAATTCGATATTGTGGGCGTAGCAGGGTGTTCTCAAGCAGAAATCAAGTCTCCTGCACTCTGGCATCTGATGGGGCAAGGACACCTACACGGTGCAGTAGCGCACAAGCACGGTGATAAAAAATATATGACCAGTTTTGGTGCTTATCCACAAAGAGTGGTGATGATTGATGGTGTTTTCATGGCATTCAATCGGAAAGCGATTGAAACTGTGCGGTTTGATGAGGATTGTCCATCAGGTTTCCACTTCTATGATCTCTGTATGCAACAAAAAGCTTTAGAAAAAGGCTTGAAAATTGGAGTAGGTGATGTTATGATTACTCATGAATCTCCAGGGTTGCGAGAATTCACTGAGGATTGGAAAGCTGGTGAGAAATATTATTTGGAGACATATGGACAATAAAGAAGAAATAGTTATTATTAAAGGTAAAGAGTGGCGAATGACGATGATTGATGCTCCCGATTACACTGGGCAACCTGATAAAATTGATTACAGTGGTAAAATTCGTCAAATGCAAGAAGGTGATACTAAAGAATCATTACAAAAAAGTAAAATTATAGATGTCCGAAATTGATTTTGATTATTTTGAAAAGGTTCTGGTAAAGAACGCAATCACGAATGGGGCTTATCTGGCATCCATCGCAGATTACGTCCAACCCAAGTATTTCACAGACAAGAATATTGCGAAATATTTTGAGATTGTTACGGATTTCTATGAGAAACGGCAAGCTCTCCCCACATTTTCCGAAGTAAAGACGTATCTCACTACAGATGAACTCAAAACCAACTTCAAAAAGTTAATTGAGTCATTCAAAGAGATTGATTCCAATCACAATCAGGATGAATTGTATGAGAATACTGAAAGATTCCTCAAGGAAAGAGGTATGTATCACTCTATTTTGGAGTCCGCAGAGGCAATTTCCGAAGGAGAAGCTGATACTGCCGAGATCGTAGAGAAATTTGAGAAGATTGCTGGTATCAATCTCAATGTTGATAAAGGAATTGAGCTTTATGGTGATGTTGAAAAGGTCATTGATGACATTTTGAGTGATGAAACCACCATTTCTTCCAAATGGGCATGGTTAGATGAAGCACTGGGAGGTGGATTCCAAGAAGCTGGCAAGGCATTGTATGTGTTCGCTGGTCAATCCAACATTGGTAAGAGTATTTTCCTTGGTAATGTGGCAGCAAACATGGCATCACAGGGTAAACATGTGCTTGTGGTGACTCTGGAGATGTCGGAAACACTCTATGCTAAGAGAATTGCGTCCAATGTGACAAAGATTCCGATGAAAGAGTTCCGAAATTGTGTTCCAACGCTTCGACATGCCCTTGAACAAGAGCATAAGAACACTGATGGTAGGATTTATATCAAAGAATTCCCCCCATCTACGATTACCCCCAAGCAATTGGGTGCTTTCATCAAGAAAATGAAAGATTCTGGTATCAGAATCGATGCTGTGGTGCTTGATTACCTTACTTTGCTTACGGCTGCTGGTGATAATTCTTATGAGAAGGGTAAAAACATTTGTGAGCAAATCAGAGCATTATCGTATGTGTTCAAGTGTCCCATAGTATCAGCAAGTCAAATTCGGCGTTCGGAATATGGTGGAGAACCCGGATTGGAGTCCGTATCAGAATCGATTTCAATATCGACTACTGCCGATGTGGTGGTTTCCATCTTTCAGAACGAAGAAGATCAAGAAATGGGTGTAATTCGTCTAGGAATGATGAAAAATAGATTTGGAATGCGTGGAACAGTGCAGACTATGAGAATCGATTATCAAACGCTCACAGTATTTCAATCGGATGATGAGGAAGAAATTATGGACAATGATGAATTGGACTTATTGCAAAAATTATCAAATGGTTGATTTTCTTAAAAAATAGAATACAATACAGACCTTATGAAAAATAAAAATAAAAATAATACACAACGTCAAGCTCATCCACGGCGCAAACAGAGTCCGAAACAATCAAAGACGTTTTCGCCGTTGGATGGAGCGTCTTGTTCGGCTTCTTCATTTTTTTCTAGGATGTGGAGATTTATTACAAATGCTGACAAACGAGACACTGAAAAAGAATATCAAGAATCATTCAATCGTGAACAGGATAGAAAAGTTAAAGAGATTATGGATTGGTTTGCCCGTAATTCACTTACAGATACTCATGATGGTTGCAAATGTCGTAATCAAGGTGCAAACACCGACAACCCAAGATAAAATCTCCACTCGCCTATTCTGGATTTTTGTTAGTCGGTTTTGTTCTTTGTTGTCATCGTGTAAAATTGACATTAAGCTACCCAACTTACCAATTGCGGTAATAACGCCGATATGATTTGGGTAATTTGTTACTAAATCATCGATTGTCTTCTGTATCCCATCAAAAGTGAGATTTTCATCAAAATATCCTTTCTTTGTATTATCTGTCATAATGTTTGTTGTTTCTCTTTGTCGTCGGGAGGAGGGGGGTGGGGGATTATTTTGCCGAACGTCTAGCTCATCCACGGCGAACGTAAGACTCTGAATACGAAACAGACGACTTTGAGCCGTTGGATGGAGCGACATGTTGTGTTATTATGATTGACAATTCTTTAAATCCGAGTAATTATGACATGCAACGTATCTTTGCTTGGGTCAACTCAGATTTGGATGGTATTGGTTCTACAGTTCTTTTAGGTAATTTATTTAAGAATTTTGAGTATCGCCACTGTTTTTTTGGCAAATTCGAGGAGCAATACCTACCTTGGGCTAAAGAAAATGCAGAAGATTATGATAAAATCTTCGTAGTCGGCATGGTTTTAGATCAAAATCTCATCAAAAAGATTGATGATCATCGTGTGGTGTTCGTTTCAGACCGTCCCGAAGACTTTAAAACATGGGATTCCACCATGATTCAGGAAGAATGTTCATCTTGCACCAAGATGTTGTATAAAAAATTCAAAGAAAAGGTGGAATTTACGAAAGATTTGAAAAAATTCTTCCTATATATCGATGATTACAATTCATATGATCTAAAACACGAAGAAACCAAGTATCTCAATGCTCTTTATCGTAAATCTGGTGGAAATCGCTTTATTAATTTTGTAAATCGCTTCTGGAACGGGTTTGACGGGTTCACTACCACAGAAGTTAAGCTTGCTGAAGGTTTTTTCAAGGAATTAGAAAAAGAATTGGAGCAAATTCAACTATTCACAGGAGAATGGGAAGGATTTAAGGTCATTTCCACGATTTCTAAGTTCTCCGTGAATGAATTGAGCCATTCCATTATGGAAAATTATAAAGGAGACGCTGTAATTGTAATGAACCCTGATACAAAATTCGTTTCTTTTAGAAAATGTAAAGGATCGGAGGTTGACATTGCTAAAATGGCTGCTAATCTGTGTGACGGTGGTGGCGGCGAATGGGCATCAGGAGGTAAAATCACCAAGGAATTTTTGAAATTCAGCGAAACACTTACAGAATTATGAGCTTTGATCCATCATCAGAAATTGTGGAAGAGGAAACAAATCACCTCTTCCTATGCTATTGTTCCTTTATAAATCATCTTAAAGGAAAAAAATTATCTATTCAAAATGTTTTCGTGACTACTCTCCAAGAAGAGAAACTGAAAACAATACTGAAAACGATATTGTCGCTTGATTCCGATCAGGAATTGGTTAGAGTATTTTTAGACTATGATCCTACTATTTCACGTAGTAAGTTCATCACGAAATACATTAATTCAGAGCAGAAAAAAAGAAAGAAGTGAAAAAACCAGAGGATATAATTAATTTTGGGAAATATAAAGGTAAATCTTTTGATGAGATTGCTGATATTGAACCATCTTATATTTTATGGCTATCTGAACATGTTGATGGTATCAATTTTAATAAAAGATGGTTGGAATCTGTTGAATGGGATATTCGTGATATGACAGAAGACGCTTACATGGATGCGTTCATGAGTTATAATGATAGATATTAAATGATTGATATGACAGACTTTCAAAAGAGAATTTACAATTCTCATCTCGCCATCTCCCGCAAGATGCGTGACAAACCATTTCGGATTCGTAAGGATTTCTCCGACATGGATCAAACCAAGCTAGATCGTCTCGCTTCTCTGGAAAGATTTTTCAATAGTTATCAAAATATTAAAATTGATGATTATTTCGCTGCCCCTTACGTTATTTTTGAGGATGATGACTATTTTGATTTGGATTTTTACTTGACTTCCAAAGCAAAGAAGGCATACTCTCAATACATGAAGAAAATTGAGATGGATGATCCTGATTCGGAAAGTTCTCTCAATCGATTGGTGGATAGTCTTAAATTTGTCAAAAATTTCTGCAAAGAAAAAAACTTGACTTTGAAAGAATATCCATTATATATTGAAGACGCTCTACCGAACATGATTGACCATCTGAAGAATCACCATATAAATATGTATGCGCTTCATTCTTTAGGTGTTACAAAAATCGAGGTGGAGAATCGTATTCTGGATTTTATTTTCTCAGACTTTTGGATTTCGTTTCAAAAAACGAAGAACAAATTTTATCTGAGTAAAAAAATGAAGGAATTTTCAAAACAAGCAATTGATAAGGTAAACCAACAACTAAACTAAATTAACTAAACAACAATATGGCAACAAAAACAAAAAGCAAATTCGGTGCTGCAATGTTCGATTCGATCAAAGCAGCTTTAAACAAGGGTAATGAATCATCTGGTGGACAATTCTCAAATATTATGAGCTTTCCCGCTGGTCATACTTATACCCTACGTCTGATCCCTAATGTAGAGAATCCTGAAAAGAGTCTCTTCCATCATTGGGTAAATGGTTGGAACAGCAAAGCAACAGGTTCGTATATGAGCTTCATCGGTCTACAGACCTTTGGTGATCGTGATCCAATCTCTGAACTTCGTTGGAAACTTTGGAAAAGCTGGAAAGAAGCTAATCCTAAAGCTGAGAACAAAGAATACAAAGCAGAAATTGCTCAGAAAGAGCAGTGGCTTGTGAATGTTTACGTGATCAATGATCCTGCTAAACCAGAAAACAATGGCACTACGAGGATTCTTCGTATGGGTCCACAAATTAAGAAAATCATTGATGATGCCACCGAAGGGGAGCGTTCCGATGAACTTGGATGGGACATTTTCGACCCAACTAAAGGACATGATTTCAAGATCGTTGCTGAGAAGAAAGGTGAATACACCACATTCGAATCTTCGTTCATCACTACCAAGTCCAAGACTGTTTTGGATGATGAAGAGATTGATAAGATTTGTGAGTCTCTTCATGATCTTGAAGCAGTTTACCCCGTGAAGACTTATGACGAGCTTCAAGAAGTTCTCAACGAACACTTCTTCGTTGGTGAAGAGAAAGAAGAGCGCAAGCCTCTAAAACAAGCCAAAAAAGAAGTAGTAATCGATGAAGATGAAGATGAAGATGACATTCCCATGGTTCATGTAAAGTCGAAAGCGGTATCAACTCCAAAAAAGAAAGTAGTCGAAGATGACAATGATGAAATGGATGATCTTCTTGCTGGATTAGATGACTAACCCTACTAACCCTCCCCACCGATTGATGGGGAGGGTTTCCCTTTAATAAATTATGAATAACATTCCCGAAGAAATTGAAGCAATGGCATTCTTGATTGGACAATCCAATCAGATTGATCAGATGATGGTTGACCGACCATCGACACTTATCACATCAGCGCAGACTTTGAAAAAAGGTATGAACGAGTATATCCAAACGCAAAGACAACAAGCTCCTCAACCTGTTCAGTATCAACAACCCCAACAATTACCTCAAGTTCCCCAGTATGCACCAATGCCACAAAAAGTGGATGATGGGCAATTGGAATTGAATTTGGAGCCGACTAAAGTTGAGGAAATTATTATTTTGTTGAAAGAAATCTCTAATAAGTTGACAAAGCAGAATAGTCTGCTAGAAAAGACATATGCAAATCAATCTAAACAGAAAACCGTTTCAGAACCTGTTGTTAAGCTTGTCGCAAATAAGTGACACATGTGTTCTGGAGATGAAAGATGATGGCATACATGGTATTTCCTCTAGTGAGGATAACTCCATGTATGCACATGCATATCTAAGAGGTGATTTTGAAGAAAAGAATCTAAATCTACCTTCTCTAAAAAAGCTTTCCAAAGCATTAGACATGGTATCATCTGATACTGTAAAGCTAAAGTTGAACGGAAACCATTTGGAGTATAAAGATAAGCAAATCAAATTCAAATATCATCTCCATGAAGAAGGAGTCATCACTAGACCCAAGTTATCTCTGGAAAAGATTCGTAATTTTGAATATAACATCGAATTTGAGTTGGACTTTGATTTCCTTTCCAATATTCTTCAAAAATCTTCCATCACAAACACCAAGAAATTATATATTTTCACAGAAGATGGTAATTTGGTGTGGAAAGTTGGAGACGAAACCGTTCCAAACAGTGATACTCTGAGTATTGTAGGGGATGAAGTTGAATTTGAACTCAATCCTTTCATTCTAAAGATTGACAATTTGAAATTATTGTCTAAAGTATCGAAGACTGGTAATGTATTCAAAATCAATTCCAAGTTGGGAGTTGGTTGTATCGTCACGAAGAGTGGTGATTTTGAAATGGAATATATTTTTAGCTCACTGAAGAATTAATTATGGACGAAGAAACAAAATTACAAATAGAGGATGCGAGAGCAAATATTCAAGCTCTTGAATATCAACAAAAAGAAATTTACAACAATATCAAGAACTTGGTGAACCCTGATATTGAAGATTATTTATGGGACTACTGTTTCAATTGTGAAATTGGTGACAGATCGGAATTTATCACAAGAACAAAAGAAATTATTTATGGCGATTAACGAAATTACAGGAAAAGTTATTAAAACATCTCCTCAGAATTCTGCATATTCTGAAGGATGGGAAAAAGTCTTCGCTAAGAAATCTGCAAACGAATGGCTCAAGACGATGCCAGATGTTCAGATGATGGACCCTGATGGTTGGAGACAGAATGATGGTGTCGATATGGACACCCCAATCAAATGGTCTGATTTCCAAAAAAGATTAAACATTTCAACAATACTTTGTAAAATTCCTAATGTATAACTTATTCTTAGACGATATTAGAACCCCGAAAGAAGCATTTCTTTATAGGGAAGGAAAAACGTTGTGTGGATACTCTGATATTCCCAATGGTTGTTGGGAAATTGTTAGAAATTATGAAGACTTTGTAAAAATCCTCAACGAAAAGGGGTTGCCACGAGCAGTTTCTTTCGATTGTGACTTATGTGAAGACCACATGGTTCATTACATGAAAGAAACAACACGGTCTGAAATTTACGAATGGGAAAATTTTGATACCAAATGTGGTATCCACTGTGCCAATTACCTTAAATCATTATTAAAAGGTGGGGAAAATATTAAAATCTATGTCCACACCGCAAATCAAGTAGGAAGACAAATCATTAAACAAATATTATCATGCTAAATAAAATTTTCATAGATCTTGACGAGACATTAATATCGGGATCACCATCATCACGAAATCCAATCGATTGTGATTTTACTATCGCATTAGAATACAGCGGTGTTTACGACATCAAAGTTCGACCATCAGCACTCGATGTCATTAAATTGGCACGTAGCTATGTTGGATTGGAAAACGTGTATATATTGACAATTGCGTCTAGAGATTACGCGACAAAAGTATCAACATCAGCTTGTTTTGACTTTCCTCCTGAAAATATAATCCCCAGAGAGGATATTCACCAAGCAACATTTAAGACAGCATACGATGGTAGAAATTATGGGACTAATACTAAAATATTACATTCTGATAATGTTTTGATCGATAATCTTCCTTCTAGATTGAATGAACAAAAAATGATTTATATTGGTATTAAACCTGATCGTTATCTTAATATTACATCTTATTACGGGACGAATTTTGAGAATGACAATTTCTACTCATCAGTAGAAGAATTTCTCTTGCAAAAATCAAAATAACAGTAAATATTTCTATGAAGAATAATATTACCACACAGGGTTATTTTGTTAAAAGATTGAGAGATTCTGGTTTCGTCGTGGTTAAATTATTTGATCAATATGGTCAACACGATCCTCGTAAATGGTCTGTGATGGTAGATCCAAGTAATACATCTGTAATGATTACTTGTTATCAAAATAAAGAGTTCAAAGGTGATATTTTATTCGAGATTAATGACGGTGGAAATCGTTTTATTAAAAATTTCAACCTCAAAACACAAAGTATGGAGATTATTATCACCATTTTGATTGAAAAGGGCATTGGACAGATCGAAGAAAATTCAGTCTATAAAAAAGACTAAATAATATTATGAAAAAGGGAGATGAACCCCCTGATGAGGTATTTGTTGATGAAAGAGTATTGGAAATTCTTAGAGAATCTTTAAAACAAAAACTCAAAAGAGATAGAAAAGGTAGTAAAAGCGTAATTAAAAGTGCTTTAAAGGCTACAATGCAAGAATTTTTAACATGCGGTAAACTCATTGGTTATGATTTAGATGGAAATGTTGTGGAAATCTCATTTCATTCTAATAAATTAGAAGATAACGCCATGCAGAATCTCTTTATCCAAAAATTTGGAGAGTTTATGACTAATAGAATGAGCATAACAGATGATATTTAATTTTTTAAAACCAAAAATAAAAAAAGGCGATGTTTATGCTGTTCAAGCAGGGGACTTCGTTGGTCAATTCTTTAATTTTATTAAAAAAGATGGCGATGAATACGTTTTTCTTTCCACACCATCGATGGAAATTCGAAGAGTCCCAAAAGAAAAATTTGACTTTGCACAAGAACAAGGTATCATCGAATACATTGAAACTCTTCCAAGAAATATCTTCCAAGTTATCAAAGCGGAATACCAACATCAATCAAAGAAGATTGGTGGAAGTTCCAAGTGATTACGTAGTATCCAAATTTTACGAATTCGGGTATAAAGTAAGTCATAATACTCATGGGAACACTTATAATTGTTGTTGCCCTATTTGTAGGGAGGGAAAAAGCTGGGGTCATAAGAAGAGATGCTTCTACATTCCAGAAAATGATAACATTTTTTGCCATAATTGTGGATGGTCATCTAAACCCTATAAATGGATCAAGGAAGTTTCGGGAATGTCATTCAATCAGATAGTCGATGAGATTGAAAAGGGTAATTTCGGCATGATAAATGTGATGGATTTAGAAGAAAAAGAAGAAAAACCAAAGACTACATCGTCTTTACCAGTGGATAGTATTAATTTATCTGATAAAAATCAGACAGATTACTACAAGAATAATAAGATTGTCAAAAAAGCCTTGGATTATATCAAGGAGAGACGATTGAATAAGGCTGTAAACCGTCCTGATGCATTCTATTTGTCGTTGAAAGACCGTGTGCATAATAATCGTCTAGTGATACCATTCAAAGACGAGTCAGGTAAGATAATCTATTACCAATCCAGAAGGATTTTGGATGATGAATCTCCAAGTTACTTGTCAAAAGACGGTGGAGATAAAAGTGTCTTCGGTATCGAGCGAGTATCGTCTGACTTAGATAAGGTGTTTATCATTGAAGGACCGTTAGATGCTTGTTTCGTAAAAAACGGATTAGGTATTGGAGGTATTACTAAAGGTGAACAATTGTTTACTTTTAGTCAACAAGAACAAATGGATGGTTTAAAATTCTTTGAGAGAATTTGGGTGCTTGATAGCCAATGGATTGACAAGACTGCACGAGAAAAGACTTTAAAGCTCATTGAGATGGGGGAGAAAGTCTTTATATGGTCTGAATACGATGGGAAACGATTCAAAGACATAAATGCTGTATGTATGGCTTATGAAATGGATGAATACCCAACAGATTTGATTCTGAAGAACACCTATAAAGGGTTAGCAGCAACAGTGAAGATGAAAATGATCAAATGATCAATTATTTATTCGCGTTTTTTAGCAACAGACATATCAATCGCATTGGCGAATTCACTAATATTATTTAGAATTCTTTCGATTGATCCTAACTCACTCGTCAAATCTCCAATAATGGTGTTATTACGTGATTGTGAAATGGATGCCAAAACAGTATCTCTCAGATAACTATCGATTTTTTCTAGATTTGATTTCCACGTATCAACAGTGGAAATCATTTGCTGATTTTGAGAATCTCCACCATCATCCATACTATTCATAACATTTGGATCTGCTTCTGTATCCACACCATACTCATCGAGATTAATTCCATCATCTAATTGTCCAGCGGCAGCAGCTTCTTCAGCAGCAGGATCGAAATCGAGTTCAGGTGCTTCTTGTAGTAATTTAAGGAATTTGGCTTGAAATTTGTTTCGCATATTATTATTTAGCTTAAATGATTAAATAATCTATGTATGGCTGCTTCAAATTCTCCTTATTCTACTGCAATTGCCTCTGGTGCTATTGATCTTGATTTCAAAAATCCTCTAAATCCTTCTGAACAGATGAGAAAATATAAAACGGATGAGAAAATGGCGCAATCACCAGACACTCTCCCATATGAATTTGAAGGACTGCCTCAATATTTAGCTAATATCCAAGACAGTGCATTTCAAGCGTCTTCCAAATTGGAAAATATCATTAAAATGGAAAAATATCAAAAAAATGGTGATCTAATTAAGCTGAAAGGTAATCTGGAGAAGAT